CGTTTGGCACAGCGTTTGCATACAGCAATTCTCGTGCCAAAGAAATTTTTTTTCGCACTCAATTTTTCCGCTTGACATGGCCGATACCAAAGTGTACAATCAGAGCATACAAGAACGACAACCCCAGAAGGAACCCGAACCATGCGTACCCTCATCACCCCCGACATGTGTGACCGTGAGATTCTCGCCGTGAGCGACGAAGCCCTCATTGCCAACGCCCGTCAAGCCGTTCGCGGAGTCAAGCGAGCCGCACGAGCCATGTTCTACGGCATTGCGAGCGGTGCCGAACTGGTCGAAGTCACCGATCCCGTCGAGGGTGTCGAATACTTCACGGGTGAGGACGGTGTGCCTTGCCTGTGGGTCGAGAAGGTCACGAAGTTCCCCAAGTCACGCGGAAGCAAGAGCAAGTACAAGCACCATCGCAACTACAATCCAGCCGCCCATGATAACATGATTGTCAAGGTCGGAACCCCCGGTAGTCGGGAGCGTCTCGATGCTCTCCGCGACCAGTACGCCGCAATCGAAGCAGGAAAGCACGACGTGTCACCGTTCAGGGACGAGTGATAGTCAAACAAACAGATGACCATAAGCCTCGAATGGTATCTTACAAAATCGCAGCCCTATAATTCGGGACAACCGCACCCCGAGCGTTTAGTGTTGGGCTAGTGGCACCATACAATAGTCAACAAATAGTAACATCCCAACAAAGGATAGTAACATGAAAAAGCAACCCACCGAACGCGAGATATTCGAGCGACAAGAGAGTATCGCCGGGTATACTATGCTGTTCATCGTAGTATTACTATTTGCTATTCCGTTCACAGTGTTTTTGTAACACAATAGTAACACAATAGTAACAACCTGCCATTATGGCAGGCCCGCTACCCTGTCTGCCAAAAAGGCAGCATACACTTCGTTGAACAATTCTTCTCGAATGGCACAGTATTTGCACACGAAAGATTTTTGAGAAGGATTCAATTTCTCCCCTTGACATTGCCGATACCATACAGTATCATTGAAGCATCAAAGGAACGATACCCCAAAGGAACCATGATCATGAACACCGATTCACTCCGCAAGCCCAACACTCCTGCCAAGCCCCTGATCTCTCCTCCACTCTATGTCTACAAAGACCTTTGCTTGTGCATGCAACAGCGTAAGCATGTGAACCTTGTTGATCGTAGCGGCCATCAATTCCAAGGAATGATCAATGGCATCCAGATCGAAGATGGAAGCGGAAACAATTGGATCGTGACACTCTCCACTGGCTTGCGTGTATACGTCAAGACCACCACCTCCGATGTTGTTCGTCTTGCGTGATCGGGGTTGACAGTTGAGCGGGGCGATCCTTTGTGTTGTAAGGGGTTGCCGTACAAGGGGTTGCCCTGCTCCTGTCCTATTGTATCAGCCGATCCTATCGGCTAGGCAAGGTGGGCTATAGCCAGCGAGTTGAGGACTCTTATCGGAATTGTAAGTTAACTGCCATTATGGCAGCCACCCTCCCCGGCCTGCCATTTTGGCAGACGCCTCCATTTGGCACGGTATTTGCATAGTGCAACTCTCATACCAATTCGCTCAAAAATTTTTTCGAGACAGGCTCAATTTTTTTGTTTGACATAGCCGATACCTATTGGTACAACATACGCATGACCATCAACCCCCTCATCACACGCGGAGCCGATACCATGTCGCGCGAACTTCACACTGTTTCCACTTTTGCCGATCTCGTGGATTCTGTCCACCTTGCCCACGACCGCGTAGACGATGCGACTGGTACGCTCGCCGTTCGCGGTATACTGCTGCGAGTCGCCAATACCAATAACGGTATCATTTTTGTTTATCCAGATAGGCTTCGCTCCGATCTAGGCTGGGTTCGCGTAGATTCTACTGGCGTCTTGGTCGATTACTCATGGCGAGACAATTGAGCTAGCAATCCGCGTACCAAATAACATATCTAACAACAAAACGAGACTGCCATTTTGGCAGACCCGCTCCCGCGCCTGCCATTTTGGCAGACACCGAGGTTTGGCACAGCGTTTGCACCCAGCAATTTCTATGCCAAAGAAAATTTTTTCGCCCTAATTTTTTTACTTGCAATTGCCGATACCAAAATGTAGACTGATAGCATACAACAACCCTCCCGGAAACCGAACGATGCGTCACGCGTGCGAAACATACCTCGAAGTTGCCTGCTACGATTACTGGGCGACCTGCCAGAAACTTAATGTTCCTATGAACGACGACTTGGTCGCTCTAGGGACGGCCAAGCAACTGTATGCCGAAATCGACAGGTTGTTGTCGGATGAAATCGACAGGTTGATGCTAGAACATTCCGCTTGACATTACCAAAACATCTTGTAGACTTAGAACACAACCCCAAAGGAACCTAAAAATGAACACCGAAGCTATCCTCGCCGCCATCGCCGCTTGCGCAACCGACCTTGAAGTTAACGCCCTCTGGACGAAAACTTACCTTGCTCACCGAGATGTCGCTTGGTCGATATATGACGCCTTCCAGGCTCGTAAGCGAGAGCTGCCACACACCCCCAACGACTTCAAGGATAATGGCTGGGGCTGGGATTAACCAGCAATTACTGTGCCAAACCAAAAGCGACTGCCAATTTGGCAGGCGCGGCACCCTCCCTGCCATTTTGGCAGCATACACACCACAGCAAATCTCATGCCAAAGATTTCACAATTTCTTCTCAATTTCTCAGCTTGACAAAGCCGATACCTAATGGTACAACTAGAGCACACCCCAAAGGAACCCAAGCAATGCAGACCGTTTTCCTAATTCAAATGAAGTTTGTGAACGAAAACTATCCTCGCACTCTTTTTGTGTGTAAGACACGAACGATTGCCGAACGAATGATGTCTCGCATGAGTCAAGAACCTGGATATTTCGATATCTATATCGATGAATTCCGATTGGAGACATACGATTGACAAATCGCGTCTAGTCTGGTATGTTTCACAAATAACCCTAAGGAACCTAGCAATGTCCATCCAAGCTATTCTTAATTCGGAAAAAGTCAAGCCAGTAGTTAGGTCAACTCCTCATGGCAACCTTTATATTTTTCTGTATGCTCTAAGTCATCGTGTTTATGTGGTCAAGGATAATGTAGCAACCTTTTTGTATGATCGACCAAACGCAAACCTTGCAGCTTATAGCTGTTAGGAGGAACCTATGCGAACAACTATGTGGACCCTCTACCAGACCGGACAAATAACTGAGGCTGGATGGCTCAACTTCTGTAACTGGTACATGTGGCATTGCATCATGACCAATCCAGAGGTTATTACTATCATGCAACGGATGAAGCATGATACTAGCTTCTATGCTTGCTAAAAAGGCAGTTCTGCTCATAACCTGGGCAGACTGCCAATTTGGCAGGCGGGGTACGGTTTCTGTCAATTTGGCAGTTTTGCAGGAGAGCAAATAGTGTGCCAAAGAGTTGTATTTGGGCGAAAAATAATTTTGTGGATTTTGGGTCTTGACACGGACGATATTCATGATAGAATCATATGAAAGAGAAAAGGAGAGAAAAATGAGAATGTTTGATGTGTTTATGGGTGCTAAGGCTCAAATCTGGGGCTATGAATCACAACATTGTACGATTGTTCAGGATGTTTCATCTGGCAAATTTTATGCCGAATGCGACGAAATCCTTTCTCGTCGAGCTTTGAATTCTGACAATTATGTTCAGGTTTTGAATGATATGTTTTGTGATTATTGTACCGAAAAGGCAGCTTGGATGGGTATGGGCTGATAGGCTCGTTTGTCTTGTTCTAGCCGATCCTGTCGGCTCGCCAAAATCGCTATAGCCAGCCAGCCTGCCATTTTGGCAGGAACCCTAGCGCGACTGCCAATTTGGCAGTTTCAAACGCCAACAGGCTTTTGGCACAGCAATTGCTATATAGCAAACGGTATGCCGTTCGCCCAAGAATTTTGTCTTGATTTTTCCGCTTGACAATGCCGATACCATACAGTAGAATGATGACATAACCCCAAAGGAAACTCAACCATGATTAGTGCAAACGAACTCTGCTCTGCCCTTCACAACCACTCAAGCGAATTGTATCGCAAGATGGAAAGTCTTCGTGCGAAAATCGGCCAGAAGGAAAGCCGCGAATTCAAAAAGGCTTTTACCGCGTGGAACAAAGCTCACATGGCCTCGATGGCGGCGAGCGATATGCTCATCGCCCTGCGACAAAAAACCGGATCGTTCGCTTGACAATCTGCCTCCAATCTGTTACACTTCATCCATCAACCCAAAGGAAACCCAACCATGAGCCATCCTGACCCTACCCGCGATTACGACGACGACTTCGACTGCGACAACACCGATGATGGTTATGATCGAGCGAAAGATGCTTGGTGGAACGGTGGCCCCGCCGTCACCGATTGGCAACGGGAAGAGGATCGTGCATGGGACGAAGAGTGCCGCCGAAACGGTTGGTAAGCTCTGCCCGCCAATGAGGCAGCAACTGCTCACAAGATGAGCTGCCTGCCATTTTGGCAGGCTCGCCACCGGGGCTGCCATTTTGACAGATACTTTGGGAAAGTATCGCAAATGCTATGCCAAAGGCCATCGCCGTTTGAGATAGATTTTCTCAATTCCTTCCATTGACAGGACCGATACCTAATGGTACAACTGACGCATCATCACCACCCCAGGAATTATACGATGAACGCTGTTATTGATCTTGACGCCGTGAACGCTGAACTCGCCTGCTGCGAGTGCGAATCCCCAGCCGATTCAGACCTTCACCCGATGGAATTCGCGGAAATCGCGGGAATTCTCGACGAAATCATCGACGAAATCTACCCGGAACCAGCTTGGTTCGAGTGACGGAAAGCCGGGGCGGGCGTAATGGGTGCGTCCGCCCTGGCTGGAAGCCGACTGCCATTTTGGCAGGCGGGGTACGGTTTCTGTCAATTTGGCAGTTTTGCAGGAGAGCAAATATCATACCAGAGATTGTAATTGGGCGAAAAATTATTTTGTGGATTTTGACCCATTGACAGGTCGATTATATATGGTATCATCAGTGCATAACTCAAAGGAATCAATCATGTCTGGTAAATATCGGAAAGTTGTAGAGTTTGATAACGGCTATGGTGCTAGTATTGTTAGTGGGCCGAATTCGTATGGTGGAGAAAAAGGACTGTTTGAAGTTGCTGTCTTGGATAGTAATGGCGAACTCTGCTACACTACGCCGGTCACCAATGACGTAATCGGCTGGCTGGACTTCGCGGGAGTTGCCGAGGTTCTGGAAAAAATCAAAAATCTGGCACCACTTAGGGCTTGACAAAAAATCTGCCCATGATATAATCGAAACATAACCCAAAAGGAAACCCGAAAATGACATACGCTGAACTTCACTCTCTGATTCGTGGCAAGAACAACAAGAGCCGTCGCAAGATTGCTGGTAATACGTGGGGTGAAATCGACCCAGTGACAGGTATGATAACCGTCACTTTTCACAAGACCCATATCATTCGGGCTTTCCCGTCTGGTTCTTTCGTTTTGAATAATGGTGGATACCAGACCGTGACCACAAAGCGGCGACTCAATCAGTTTACGCCATTTTCCGTCTGGCAACGTAACTTCACATGGTTCACCCGTGAAAACGGTCGTGATGTCGAATTCCAAAACGGGATGTTGTTGGTGTGGTGAGGGTTGCGGGTCGAGAGCAGGGCGAGGCTAAGGGGTTGGTTTTCGCTCTGCTCTCCCTGCCATTCTGGCAGGCCAAGTACCCTTTCTGCCAAAATGACAGATTATGCAGAGAAGGAATTTGGGCGATTTTCAATATGAGCCTATTGACACGAGGAAATTTTGTCGTATAATTCATTCATGTGATTTGGAACCCTTACCCTTCTGAGGAATTTTTTGATGGCTACTATCAATCAGAGTTCGTTTGATCTGGCAGTTTTGGAAATGAATAGTGTGAAAAAGGCGAAGCCAAAGTTTTCGCCCAAAAAGCACTATCTTGCGTGGCGTCTTTCGAGGATGAAGGGCAATCCACGCGGCAATGCTGTGGAGCGTATGATTCGTCATTACTTCGAGCAAAAGGGTCGTGCAGTACAGGTGTTCGGTAAGAATTTCACGTTTGACCTTTTGGTGAACGGCAAGCGGGTCGAAATCAAATCGGCTCTCGCCACATTTGCTGGAAATAAACTTTACTACAGGTTTCAGCATGTCGGCCTTGACTGTTTCGATACGATTGTGCTGGTCGGGATCGCTCCTCATGGTATCAATGTGAAAATCGTCAGCAAGAAGCGTCTTGAGCGAGACTTTTTCCCGCGTTCCTTTGAGGAATATAAGGTTTTGGCAATTTCTCACGAAAAATTCATGTCGCTCTAAGAAGGGTGGGTTGCCAAGTGGTGGAGAAATCCGCCATTTTGGCAGCTTCCCTACGCGATCTGCCAATTTGACAGCTAATAATTCCTCAATTTCTGGTATTGACAAAGCCGATACCTAATGGTAGACTCAGGCATACCCAAAAAGAAAAGGAAACTAACAATGGCACGAGATGGCGACTGCGTTTGTGTGATGCTTGACAATGTGACGCAAACCTTTGTTGTAACTGTTCGATCTCTGAATGGCGTTCATATTGACGCTCTGAAGCGATTGCTGCAAACAAAGCACGAGGTTATCGACATTCAACAAGTGAAAGTGACACAAAATGTAACCGATCCGAGTCGTCGCTTCTGAAAAAGCATGCCATACTGTCAGTTTCAGCCGATCCAATCGGCTCGGCCAAATGGGTATAGCCAGCAAGACTGCCATATTGGCAGCTTGGCTAGGGCGACTGCCAAAATGGCAGATGGTGCCGCTAGAGCAAAACCTGTGCCAATCGCCCAAAAACTTTTCCGAAACAGACTCAATTTTTCCGCTTGACAAAGCCGATACCTAATGATAGAATCACAACATACCCCAAAGGAACCCAAACAATGTCGAATCTCTCTGATTGCTGTGATGCTCCGGTCGTTCACGAGGACATTTGTTCACGATGCGGTGAACACTGTGAGCCTATTTGTGGCGAGTGTCACAACAGCGGCATCGTGCGAATTGAAAACGAATGGGAAGATTGCGATTGCGGCTGCCCGTTCAATCGGTATACTGCCGAACACGTCTATGCGGACTGGATTCGGTAGTTGACAAGTCTGGACAAGTCTGGTACACTTCATCTCACAACCCCCAGGAACCCCACCATGTCCAGCGAAATCACCAAGCGAATCAAGCGAGAACTCCGAGAGATGGCCGAGTCCTTTTTTGAGGGAATCGCCATCCCGTCACTCGTTGCTGTGGCCGACGAGCAAATGATCGAAGATGAGCAGTACGTTTTTGGCACAGGACTGTTCGACACGATCAAGGGCCAGCGTTACGCCGTCTGCGAAAAGCTCCTGAAGTTTGCGGGTCGTCGCCGCAAGAAGCGGGTGAGTCGATTCAAACACGACAAGAAGTATAACCCGGCTTGTGACGACCTTATGATCGTCGTAGTTGGCAAACCCGGAAGCAAGGAGCGAATCGACGCCCTTTGCGAGCAATACGCCGCAATCGGAGCAAGCGGCCACGAAGTGAGTCCGTTCAGAAACTAGGCACCGCTGCCTAAAAAAAGGGTATCTGCCAAAATGGCAGAGCCGCCACCCCGACTGCCAAAACGGCAGACAAATTTAGTTTGGCACAGGATTTGCACACAAAAAATTTTTTCAAGCCAACCCCTTGACATGACCGATACTGAGTGTAGAATGATGCTATATCCAACCGAGTAGCTTCCAGAAAATTCAAGCATCACGGCAGAAGCAACCTGCCATCTGAGCAAAAAGTTGGTTGTCATCTAGGCCGAGTGACGTAAAAATATTGGGTGCGTTAATTCGCGGAAACCTTATCGGCCCAATACACTTGACAATCAATCATAGTCTGATACAATCACGAAACACGCAGAGCCATCTATCGCAAGCCAAACAAGATAGCCCGTATCGAATACTGAAAAAGCCTCGCTTATAGAGGATGACGGTTGACACCCCGGCTATGGGAGTCTAAGGTACGCTTGTTTGTGAGTGGAGTAGCGACCCTCCTGCGTCATGCACAACACGGCTAGGTTTCATCGAGGGCATAGCGTTGTGGTAGCGAGGTGAGGCTTCGTGCCGCTTGTAACTGAGCAGGATCAACAAAGTGAGCGACCTGGAAAACTCTGCCACCTTATTCCTGCAAGGCGATTCGTGCCATCGACTAGATGACCTAGGCTCTCATGCTAGATCGGTTCCTGGGTAACGTCCAGTTTGCGGGACCGCACATTCCTGCCAATTTGGCAGGCTCCCTACCGGCTATGCCAAAATGGCAGTTGAGCAGAGAGAAACTTGGGGCGATTTTGTAGATTTTGGGTCTTGACATAGCCGATATCTATTGGTAGAATGAAACTATGAAAATCACAAAAAAGAGCGATCTCGAATCAGGCAAACGCTGGCGACTCCTGGCAAGTGAAGCCTATTGTACTATCCTTCGTGTTGAAAATTGGGTAAATTACCATAATCGACTAGATAAGGGTACAACTATATATTATATGATCGAAGGTGAACGTAATATCAAACAAAAGAGCCTTGAAGATTTCCTTTATATGTACGAGCCTACTTGACAAACCAAAAACGGAGTGTATCATCATGGAATGGATTTTCCACAACCCTTTCAATACTGCCGGTTTCATTACTGTTGTATTTTGTTTGGTTTATACCTTTATGGACTTCATTTCGCCACCAAAATAAACCACTTGACAATTCGGTTTTTTCAGTTACACTTCACCTATACGACTGCCACAAGGCCGTCGCCGTTTGAGACAGGAGAAAACTAAGATGATTCGTGATGAAGATGAGATGCTTGAGGACGAGTTTGATTTTGGTACTGGTTATTCGGACGAGCCAGACTTTTCCGATTTTGAAGAAGATGACGAGTTTGACGAAGATGATTGGGAAGATGACGAGTACGAAGATTGGGGAGACAACGAAGACTCCTGACAACAAGCCTGCCTTTATGGCAGGCTCCCTACCCGCTCTGCCAAAATGACAGATTGTGTAGGAGAGCAAATATCGTGCCAAAGAAAATGTTTTTGGGCGAATTTTTGCTATTGTGGCGGGTGGAATTGGTCGATATACTAAGTATGGCCGAAGGATCGGCTAGTAACCAACAAACGGAGTATTATCATGGTACAATGGATTGGTGTGATTCTGGCTGTATGTGGTTTTATTTATGGTGGAATTCGTGATTATCAGAACGGAACGATAAAGATTCCTTATACTTCTCAAGTTTCCCAAACTGCCGAAACTCCTCAACCTCCCCGATTTATGTATCAGTATTGTTTGATGTGCTACGACCCCAACGTCGAGAAAGTTTACTACCAACACGCCGATGGTTCATGGAGGGATTATCCGCCACAACAGCAGAAGATTCCGATATATAACTAGGCTTGACAATCTAAAATCGTATGGTACAATCCACCTATACCTAAAGGAACCAATCATGTACTACGACAAGCCCAGAGTTTGCCCATGCGGATCAGGCGAAATGAGTTGGTGGGAGACGGATGCTCGTGGGATTCCACTTGCTCGCGTTTGCCCTGAGTGCCGCGAAAAGCAACTCGCCAAGTATCGCCCAGAGGTTCTGACGAATCCGCAATATGAAACGGATGAACCGATTGAGGAATATATCTGATTCGCTTGACAAACTCGACCAAACTGGTACAATACCATCATGGAATACGAAGACTCAAAAGCCGCATGGCGTGGTGATCGCTCTAAGAAGTTCAAGAGTAAGCGACCCAAGAAAACCTATGGGCGTAAGGGTTGCAACTGTGGACGCTGCCGGGGTGATCGTGTGTATTGTGATACGCGTGATCGCAGCGAGGCAGATCGGCAAATTTTTGACAATCGATTTGAGGACTGACTGCCATTATGGCAGCTTCCCTACCGCGCCTGCCAATTTGACAGATACTTTGGGAAAGTATCGCAAATACTGTGCCAAAGGCCGTCGCCGTTTGAGACAAATTATTCAAGCAAGAGGTATTGACACGCCGATAGTGTATGGTACAATACCAAAACACAACAACTCCAAGGTGATACGATGGCTAAGAACAAGTATGGCAAAGTTAAGATCGAGACGAAAGCCCCCTGGAAAATTGGGACGGGCCACAAGGATTTTCGTTCCGCTGCTTGCACGATCATGGGCGACAAGCGAACCAAACGTCAACGCACGAGAAGCGCCCAAAAGAAGGGTTGGCAGGACGAATAGCTCTGTCCGAGCCAATCCTTCGGATTCGGGTTGGATGGGTGTAGTCAGCCAAATGGCTTGACATTTGAAATGTGTCTGATATAATGGTGCAGAAGAGGGGTTTGGGCGATTTTGGAGAAAAATCATGTGTAAGGCGTCATGGAGCTATTGTTGTGAGGACTCTATTGTAGAGGATGGGGGTCATCTGTACTGTGATATTTGTGGTGAGGAATTGGATGAGAATGGGGTTCCTTTGTTTGAGGATGATGGGGAAATTTCTGAGGATGATATCGATTATCATTACCGAAAATATTATGGTTTTGGAGCAAAGTGATGCTAAAAGCCGACCAAGAATGGATGGATCTTGATACTGGTAGTATTGCTCATATTACTTATGTTGATAGTGATCATGTGATTTTTTATGTGGGTAATGAGTTTTATGATTGGGATTTTATGGATTTTTGTATGATCTATACGAGAAAACTGCCATAATGGCAGCTTCCCTACCACAACTGCCAAATTGACAGTTTCAAACGCCAACCGGCTCGACTGACTCGATTTTGATTGGATTCCATCGCTTGACATTGCCGATACTAGTGATACAATAACTGTATGATGAATAAACTTCACGTAAGATTCCATCTCGCAGCCGGAATCAACTACAAGCAATGGCAGATTCGTGATAAGAATTCTGGGGGCGTATCCTACTACGATCCAACAGAAAACTGTCTCGTTCTTTCAAACTGTACGCTGCGAAATATGCCAGGAACGGCCAAACGAGTTTTTGAAAGCCAAGTTCGTGACGTTTCCGGCTGGATTGAGTGCGATTCGGTAACGATTGTTCCGGCACACACACCTATGACTCAGGAGTTGATTGAAGCAACCTACGATCCCAAGATTCGCCCATACTGGTATTGTCCATCCACCGACAATATACTTGACAACGCAAGATTTGCACGTATAATCACGCAAGGTAGAAGAGTTTTCATTCACAAGAGGTAAAACGATGATTGCACAATTTCGCAAAATGGTTGACCGGGAAGTTTCCAACATTGCTGGCGTTGGTATTGACGATCTGCCAGATTTTGATTTGTGGAACTATTTTGACGAGGGGATGAGCCAAGAAGAGCTTCTTGAGTCTGCTCGTTGTGCTGCACGCGATCTGCTCGAAGAAGAGGGCTTTCCTTTCGATGAGGACGGGTTTGAGGATTACGAATAAGTGATCCGGCTGCCATTATGGCAGCTACGCCAGCGAGACTGCCAAATTGGCATCGTATACTTCTCTCAAAAAACTCAAGAGCAGAGTATTGACACGCCGATATTATATGATAGAATGAAGCAATCACCCACTAGGAAGGCCGTCGCCGCCTGAGACATATGGAAACCCTACTTGCTGAAATCTTGCTCGAATACGCCAAGACGATGATTCATATTGAGACACTTCCACACAAAACTACTGAAGAGTTTCAACTCAAAGTAGAAGCAATGCGCAGACTCACCATCGCTGAAGCTAAAAGTATTTGTGAAGCGATACGATCAATCAAACAAAATGGGCGTTTTCTAGCTGTTGCCCCTAGTACAAACTAGAACTTCTCAGTCTTGACAAACCCAAAACCTAGTGTATGATAGAAGAAACCAAACCCAAACGAGGTGTACGATGTTGATTGCTTTGATTGTTTGTTCTGCTGCTTGCTTTCTTGCTGCTCTTGCTGTCTATAACGGTATGTTTTTGGGCGTTCACGATACGCTCTCAAATGCCCAAAAGGGTGGAGTATACTCTTTCGATTACTTGCAACCAAATAGTGGAGAGCATCATCGGCACATAGTAAAGGTGCTTGAGGTACAAAAGTTGGACGACAACACTATTAGGCGATTGAACCGCACCAGCAATTATCGTGCCAGTGATTCGATTTTCAAGCGTACTGGTACTTTGATTCGTGCTGTTGATCCAACTGGCGAATATCGACAGTTTTATGCCGAGCGATGCGTGAGCGTTCACCGTCTTCCGCTGGGTGGGTTGCGATTTCTTGTAGGGGTGTGATGGTTGAGTCGCCAGAAAAGTGTAGTTAGGATTGTAAGGGGTTGCGATCCTAGCTGCCATTCTGGCAGACTCCCTACCGCTACTGCCAAAATGGCAGAGAGCTTGACATTACGGATTCTTCTGGTATAATCTATCTTATCAACCAGGGTATCGATATGCTTTTAGCTAATGCTTTTGTGGGCTACTCGTGTGTAGCTTGGGTAGTTTATACCATTTGGCTGAAATCGAAAGATTAAGACTTTGTTATAGTCTCTCCCAATCCTTCGGATTCGATTTTCGTGGTATAGTCAGCTAAGTCAGCGAGTCTTTGGGGTCTATTGTGCAGGAAAGAAGATTGTGGGCGACTTGACAATTTGATCTGGTGTGATACAATACTGGAACGAAACTGACCGATAATGAAATAAAGGAGACGATAATGGCCCATTCTAAGACTTTTACTGTGCCTGCTTTTACCCTTGTGCAATATAAGAGGGATAAGAATAGGAATCCTGTGGGTGTGGTTGTGGCGAGGATGGTTGATGGACAAGTTCGATACGGCTTTAGCCTTTGTCGTAAGGGTGATCGCTTCAATAAGGCTCGGGCTTTGGAGATTGCTCTTGGTCGTGTAGATGCAGAAGTAACAATCTGCCCAAATTCTCTCGAACAAACTTTCGATATTGTTGTTGATCGTGCCAAACGATACTTCAAGTGAACATTATGCTGGGTTGGTAGGCTTCGGCCTGCCAATCTGGCAGTTCCTGTAGCCCGCCTGCCAATTTGGCAGACGAATCTTTTTCGCCCAAGCTCTTGACGGGAACGAATGGTATGGTACAATACTGACATAAGAGACAAGCGAGAAACAATAGAAACGAAGGCTTGACAAGTAGAAAACTACTGGTACAATAGGTGTATCAGTGAACGATTGGAACGGTAAACCTTTTGAGGAGTGAATAATGCAGAAGTACAAGTTCGTAGTGTCGGTTATGGCTGAATCGCTGGATACGGAAGTCGTTGCGACTTCGATCAAGGAGTGTCTGACGGATGCTCTGCCCGAGGGTGTTCTTGCGACGGTCAAGGACGAGGGTGGTAAGCCGATGACACATCAGGGCTATCTGGTTGCTCGCAAGCGAGTTTTCGGTATTGGAGTTGATCAGGCTGGCGACGGTGCGAATCCAAAACCGGTCAAGGCTCCGAACCTTGAGACTCATACGGAATCCACTGCGGAGTGAGTTGACAAACTCGTTTGGGCGAGTATAAATAGATCATTAAGCCCAAAGCGGGGGACGGAACCAACCGCCCCCATTGATATAAAAGGTGAAATATGGCAAACGACAAACTTAATGTAGGATTGATCCAACTCTCGATTGATCGTCTCGAAAGGATCGTTCAAAACTTCGACTACCTACTTCCGACACTTGACCATGAGAATGTAGCTACTGCGGAACTGGTGGACGATATAGAAGCAATCCGAGACCATATCGAATATCATAAAGAGTTGAACCGGGATATTCCGCGTATCCCCAAGACTTTCTAAAACCAAGGCCGACGCCGTTTGAGACAGACTGCCAAATTGGCAGCTTCTCCACCGGGCCTGCCAAAATGGCAGTTTCAAACGCCAACGGGCTTTTGGCACAGCATTTGCACACTACAGAAAATCTTTTAGTAGGCTCTTGACATAGTGGAATTGCGTGATATAATTCACCTATCACCCGAAGGATAACGACGATGAAAACTGCTGTTGGTAATGACAAGCTCGGAAAGAATTGTATTGTAGTGTCGCGTCCGGTTGGCGACACTTGCCCTTCAAGCTGTGCGTTTCTTGGAAACGGATGCTATGCGGAAGCGACGGAGCGACAGTACCAAAATGCTCGCGTTGCAGGCTTCGCCAATATCATTACGGAAAAGGGTCGTATTCGCTCCATGATTATTGACGCCCACAAAAAGGGTAAGTCTATTCGATGGCATGAACGTGGCGATTGGTTTCTCAACGGTAAACTCGATACCGATTATCTCAACAATGTGATATGGGCATGTGAGTCTATCGTCAAGGATGGTGGCGAGTTGCCCGAAATGTGGTTCTACACTCATATTTACGATAGTCGGCTTGTTGCTCTGGACAAGTATATGGCGGTCTATGCGAGCGTACATAATGCCGAACAAATGAACGAAGCAAAGTCTGTAGGTTTCAAACTGTTCGCATGGTGCGACGACACTTCCATCGCTCCAAAGCGGCCAAAGTCTAAGGCTAAGGCCGACCAGTGGCGGGCATCGCTCCCTAAGCTAGTCGTGCTGAACGGTGAAAAGTTTGTGACATGCCCGGAAATTAGGCGGGGTCGTGCTACTATTACTTGCACCGGGACAAAGGATAGTCTGGCTTGCGATATGTGTCCGCGAGGATTAGCGAACGTGCTTTTCCCGTGCCACTAAAATAGGCAACAGGGCAACTGCCAAAATGGCAGACCCGCCACCATAACTGCCAAAATGGCAGCCACAAAAATTACAATCGCCCACTTGACTTACTCTATTCTTGGGTTACAATACGCTCTATCACTTGGAAACATACTACTAAAAGGAAAAATGAAATGGAATCGATCCTGTTCTACTCTGCTGCTTGTCTCTCTGCTTCTGTCGCCCTCGCCTATATCGTATTCGCACTAGTTTACGGTATCGACAATACGCTTGTCAAGGCTCAAGTCGGCAAGTATTACCGATTCACTTATCTTCAGCCTACGGCGACTATGCCAACGGTAATCGAAGGAAAGGTTCTTTCGGTACGTCGTCTGTCTGACAAGTCTATTGGTAGGATTCATCGTGATAGCGAATATCGTGCCAATGATCCCAACTTCATCCGAACTAGGCATCTGGTTACGATTCACACGCTTGATCGAAAACTGATGAATGTTTACGCGGAGCGTACAGCCAACACGCGGCGGCTGCCGTCCGCATAGTAAAATCCGACTCCAGATCGGTGGTGAGCTACGGCTTACTGCCAATCTGGCAGTTTCGGTCGAGGCACTGCCAAAATGGCATAGAGCTTGACATGGTGTATCCATATGGTATAATTCCGTTACTGCTAAACAACATGAGGTGCTACGATGCTTGTCACTAATTGCAAACGTAAGTGCTATGGTCTAAGTGAATATGTGCATGTGTACGAATGTGATAATTCTGGGGATGTTACATTCATGGGCAGTAGTCGGGATGGCGTGCCGTTCACTATGGTAGTCAATAAGGAAGATTTTGTAGATTTTTGTAATGGAGAAAAGGCTATACAGCACTGTTTTCCATATTTAACAGCAGACGAACGAGAGCTACTACTAACAGGATTTTCTGTGTCTGATTGGGATGAGTTATTTGGTGACGTTTCTGAGTAGAATACATATAAATAATAAATAAAAAAAAGAAAGGCGATTTAGTATAATGGAAGTATTAGGTGCGATTTTGGTGTTTGGCTTTATTTGGTATATTATCTTTAAGCCAGCAGATCAGCAATCTACGAGCTACAGACTTGGCAAGGGACTTGGCAGAAAAACACAAAAACTTGGAAAATGGATAATGGATGAATAAGCCTATTGACAACTCCAACCATTATGATATAATCCTATTATGCTAGAAATCACTTACAGAGTTGTGCAGGAAGGTCGTTTTGTCGGTTATGTTTTGGCGTTTTGTCAACAAGCTGCCGAAACTGACGCAATAAAGAAGTTTGGGGCGAATTGCCTAGTCAATAAACTATTGGTATAAAGGACAAATATGAATACAAAAATGCTTCGATATGTGTGTTTCGTTGTCACTTCTCTCATTGCTATTTTTTCTATGAATAGTCCTAGTTATCAATATTTGATTGGTAATACGATGATTTGTGGAATGAATTGCTTAATTTGTACTGTGTGTTTCAACGACTGGAATGAAAAATGATTACATTTAGCATTAGCTCGCTTGTCGCTATGAATATCGGGTGGATTGTTGGGCAACTACTGATATTTACTATCAGTCCTAAAGAGGCTAAATATCCGGCACTTGATATGATAATGTCTGTGATGATTTTTTCATTTGGCTTATATCTTTTCCACGGACAATAAGATGCAATTACGAAAACTACAGATTTTTGCCGAACAGTACGGCTACCACGTTGAGAAAGTTGGGCGGATTTACCAATGGTGGAATGATAGGGATCATAGTATAATTGGGGAATGTAAAACTATTAGGGAATGTTATAGTGAAATTTCCTCAGACATTCTATCTAAAGTAGAAGTAATTGTGTAACTGCCAAAATGGCAGACACTCTGCCCTCGCTGCCAAAAAGGCAGACCCAACGTAACCCTAGATATCTCAAACACTTGTGGACAACCGCCCTTCTGGTATAATGTGGTTTTGGGCCACTTGACACTAGGAGAAAAGTATGGTATATTGTATTTTCACTCTATGCGTAGTTTGCGGTCTATGTGGGTGTTGTCGATAACGAATAGGTAATATTTGGTCGAGAACAGGGAATCAGAAAACCCGCCCTTATTGCAACCTTCGAAAGACTCCAAATCTTTTGATGAAGGGCTATGGCTTCCCCTTGTCTCGGCCAATCCTTCGGATTCGGTTTTAGTGGTCGTAGTCAGCCAAAATAAGGAGCACTTGACAAACGATTTCCTTGTGGTATAATACCAATATGAAAAAGATTATGGATCACGCCGCTTATATGCGGAAAGTAAAGAAGATGTCGGAAAGTGAACTGGAATACACTATCCAAGATTGCCGCGAGGTTATTGCTGCAATGCCTGATGGCGAGAACGTGGGTTATTACACGGACGAAATCCTGTATTGCCACGGTGAACTCAAAAGGCGAGATATGCAGGCATCAAAACGAATCCACAAATACGTATACGGAAATAAATGATGTGTAGCGAACGCAACAAAGCAATTCTCAAAGTAATTATTTCGATTAGGAACAGAATGGCTCTTATGAGCCAAAAAACTCAAGAAGAAATTGCTAACACAATCAAAGAGCACAATATTACTGCTCAAGAGATTATTGATATGTGTGTGGAGATGAATTTCTCGGTATAATATCATGATAAGATTAACAATAGAACAAGAAGAAGTACTCAGTAAGATAGCTGTGGAAGACCGTGCTGTATTAGCTGACATGATTCGCAATACAGAAGTAGAACGTACCTGGGATCGATGTGGTGACGAATCTTTTTGTGGCGAAAACGCAACAGAGACACTAAATAATATAGCTAGTATTATTGAAAACTTTGATCCAGAATCAATAGATTACTAGGCTGCCAAAATGGCAGCTTCGCTACCAGGCCTGCCAAAATGGCAGCATACACCGCGACAGCAAACGCTGTGCCAAAAAGGCCGTCGCCGTTTGAGACAAAAGATTTTTGACCTACCCTCTTGACTAACACGAAGTGTATGGTATAATCCATGTATCACAAGACAAGACGCTGACGAGAGCACAAATAACAAAACTCGCTCATGTGACTTGACAAGTGGTAAAACGCTGCTATAATGGTTGTAGTAGTGAGTGATTGGAAACGATAGTCTTTTGGAGTAAATAGCAATGGTGCGTGAAAAGTGTGCGTTTGATGTGAGTCTGGTTGCTGCCGCTGGTAGCGTTGATCGTGAAGCGGTTGCTCAGGCGATTGCGGATTTTCTGGACGAGCGGTTTGGTGATTCGGTTGAGAACATTGGCGTCAAGGCTGGTGCAGTCAAGACGTTTACGGAGCAGGGCTACAAGGTGTGGCGTGCTCGTGTGACGGGTGAGACTGCGGAGCAGGCTGGCGATTCGGCCAATCCGAAGAAGGTCAAGGCTCCGAACCTTGAAGCTCCTGCGGAAGCTGCGGCTGAGTGAATCAGCGGCTCGTTTGGGCGAGAATAAACAGACTTTAGGCCCAAAGCGGCAGGACGGTATCCATTCCGTCTTGCGTAGAAAATGCAAAGGATGCGCAACTTTGCCTAAGCTAGTCTAGTCAACAATCTTACGTCTTGACCGACTGCGGAATAGCGGTTAGCTTAGTATAAAATAGAGACTCATTACCGCTATTGAGGCGAGAAGCCCGTGGGACTTTGAATCCTGCGGGTTTTTTCGTAGACTTTTCTAAACTGCCAAAATGGCAGGGCGGGTAGCGAGACTGCCATAATGGCAGAAATATTAGACGACTTTTATAATAATGGTGTAAGGAAAGAAACGGACCACTTGACAACGGGTGTCGGGTCGGCTATAATGGTAGAGGTCAGGAAAAACAACATTAAGGGTAACGAATTTCAAATGTCCAGAATTAACTACAACACGATTGATACCACGAAAACATCGTGGAACGTCCGTAGTCATTCAGGCTTTGGATATCGCCAAAATCCAGCCTGCGAAGGCTAATTCTTGCCCCTTTGTGCTCGGGGTGAGAACCCCTTGAGCCTTCTCTTGGGGAATATCAGAGAGTACAAATAGTTTCGCTCTTTGACAATTCGGGTTTCATAAAAAACACATACTCATGGTGTAACGGTAGCATCACTGTCTCCAAAACAGTTGGTCAAGGCTCGAATCCTTGTGAGTATGCTTTCGCCTCTTTAGGATAGTGGTAATCTAACTTTTTCATACGAAGTTGACGCTTGTTCAATTCAAGCAAGAGGCATTTCGGCGTAGAGGAGTCTGGTCGTCCTCGCAAGTCTCATAAACTTGAAATCGCATTAAAGTGGTTCAAATCCCGCCGCCGACATAATATGGGTTGTTAGTATAGTAGATAGTATACTGGTCTACGAAACCAGAGACGAATGTGCAAATCATTCACGACCCACTTAACGGTTCTATGGTCCAACGGTTCACGACGCTAGACTGTCCATCTGGAAATCCGGGTTCGATTCCCGGTAGAATCGCTGATATGTATGATGATAATTTCCCTCGTACTCCTATTCTGTGTCTGTAAAACACGGGGCATTAAATTAATAGGTGGCTGCCGGGTAGTTCAATTCTTCTACGGGGGACTTTTGACCGCTAGTATTTCAACGGTTTTAGAATGCGAACCTGATAAGTTCGAGACGAAAGTTCGACTCTTTCCTAGCGGATAGATATGGGCTGTTAGTTCAACGGGAGAACGGTAGCTTTGCAAGCTTCAAATAAGAGTTCGATTCTCTTACGGTCCACTTGACAGAATGAAAAGAGTTGGTATAATGAAATGATATGGCCCTATCTTCTAATGGTTAGGAATCTAGACTTTCAATCTAGCAATCTGAGTTCGATTCTCAGTAGGGTCACTAAACGCGTCTATGAGGTTCAACGGCTAGCCTGTCAGTCTTCCAAACTGAATGTTCCAGTTCGAATCTGGATAGACGCATAATTTGCCAGTATCGTATAGTGGAATTACGTCTCACTTGTAATGAGAACACCGGGGTTCGATTCCTCGTATTGGCTTATGTTGATGTAACTCAATGGTAGAGTAGCTTCTTGGTATGAAGTTAGTTGTAGGTTCAACTCCTATCATCAACTTGTTCAAGACTGTTAAATAACTAGAATGAAGTGTAATGGTTTGCACGGCTTGTTTGGGGCAAGCAAGAGCGATTCGATTTCGACATTCTAGATATATCCTCAATTAGCTCATTCGGCTAGAGCGTCTCGTTTACACCGAGAAGGTAGTGGGTTCGATGCCTACATTGAGGACTGATAATTATGGAGCAATAGCCTACGCGGTCACGGCACGAGACTGAAAATCTCGCCATGTCAGTTCGACTCTGACTTGCTCCACTTGACAACTTCTTGAAGTTATGCTAAACTAGGTGCATGATGAGAAACTTTCCACAAGAGTTTAATAACCCGTCTGTCGGGGTTGCTGGAGTGAGAACCAAAGGTAAAGAGAATTATCTTTTCATGCACGTTGCTTCGTGGCTTACTAAAAAAGAAGCAGACAACATTGAAGAACTTGGAAAGAAGCTCATAGAGATTGCTGAGTATTTGAGAGAAAGTAAAAAACTAAGCGGATCGCATAGAGACGCTTAACATTCCGGGGTAGTGAAATGGTATCACAAATGGCTTTGGACCATTTATTCTACGTTCGAATCGTAGCCCCGGAACTGTGGTTATACGCTAACTGGTGAAGCGGCTTGACTGTGAATCAAGTGATATGGGTTCGACTCCCATTAGCCACCCTGACGATAATCATACTAGAGTGGCGGAATGGTAAACGCAGGAGACTGTTAATCTCCCGTCGAAAGACACTGTAGGTTCGAGTCCTACTTCTAGTGCTAATGGAAGTAATCCGAGTTGGTGAGGAAGCTCTTTGCTAAAGAGTTGGCCCCTAAAAAGGCTTGCAGGTTCGAACCCTGCTACTTCCGCTTGATAATATATGGAGGTGGTCCGGTAGGTCGAGGACACTATCTTGAAAATAGCTGGGGCCTAAAAAACCCTCGAAGGTTCGATTCCTTTCGCCTCCGCTTGTTTGGTTCTATGAAGGATAGGCAGATATTGGTTTGCTGCACTACTTTGGAAAAGTAGGCCGGATTAAAAACCCGGTGAGAGTTCAATCCTCTTGTCCTTCGCTTGACAGTTCGATTCGGTAATGTATAATGTATCGACACGCAGGGTTGCAGCCAGTACGTGCGTTCTAAGCTCGTTCCTTAATGAACTGGACGGAAGGATAGGGTTCGACTCCCCAACTCTGCATTTCGGGTGATTAGTATAATGGTATTATAGGATGCTCTTAACATCTCGACGAAAGTTCGATTCTTTCATCACTCACTTCAGACACTGCCAATTTGACAGGCGGAGTAGCGAGGCTGCCAAAATGGCAGACACAAAATTGAGGGGTTGACAACAGAGAAGGGTATGGTATACTTGACTGAACATGGATCGGTAACTTAGCGGCTAAAGTAGCGGACTTTTAATCCGCCTATCGTGAGTTCGACTCTCACCCGGTCTACTTGACTTTTCTCCAGCGTCGGTGTATAATAAAAAACATGGGAAGTTGCCGCCGGTAGTGGCACGTACTCTTATAAGGTACTCAAAAGATTGGTTCGACTCCAATACTTCCTACTTGACACGCCGGGGTAGTCCAATTGGCAGGAGACATATGCCTTAGAAGCATAACAGTGCTGGTTCAAATCCAGTTCCCGGTATTATGGCTGCGTATTCCAACAGGCAGAGAAATCGGACTTAAAATCCGAACAGTGTGAGTTCGACCCTCACCGCAGCTACTTATGAAACCCATCTTAACTCTCTTCATTCTCTTCTCGATACACTTCTCGTCTATATGTATTGCTTCTAGTGTTCATATTAATGACGCTAGATTAAAAATCAATATCAATACAATTCAGGGACCAAAAGCTAGTACTTTTAAATTCCAAAAAACTGGTGGATTTCCATTCGCTCAATACGCCCATGTTAGGGGCGATGTAAATTCTCTGATTGTTATTCTCAATAGATATAATGATCATCAATGGCCTGGTTGGAGAATGAGCAAGAATGCTACTGCTAATGTAAAGTGGCAAGAAAATCAAATTAGAAAAACTGGAAAGCTTATTCTGAGTATTGATAATCTAGATCAGATAAAAGCTTTTGAATATTCTATCTCCAACGATTATGTTCCACTCAATCTACCAGATTCGAAATTATGACGATAGCCAGCGAAAAAACTGTTGACAGCCACTGCACCTATGCTATAATCAGTGAACAGGAAACGATAACCCGGAGAAAAGAAATGGATCGCAAAGAGATATTCGCAGAACTTCGTAAGCGTGGTGCTGCTAAGGTAGTAGTTCAGTTTAGTGGTGGTGGAGACGAAGGTGGTGTTGAAAATATTCAACTCCTATCAGAGACGGGTTTTCCTATTGGAACGTTGCCAGCTTGGGGCGGAGAAGGTATCGACGGAGAACTTGCAGATCAACTTTCTAAACCTGTTTATGACAGATATTACTCTTTTGCTGGTGAGTTTTATGTAAATGGAACTGTTGAGTATGATGTAGAAAAAGAGACAGCGGTTATGTCTGGTCAAGAAAGTGAAGAAGTTTGGAACGATTTTGAGGAGATTCTCTAATGTCTAATCCTTATCATCATTCTCTTTCATCCGTAAAGAAGTGGGGTGGAGAAGTTGCTGACTATATGGATATTCATGAATGGTTTGATGCCTCTAAAGAAATGTTTGGTGACTTTCGCCATCGTGCTTTGCGACATCATTCTCAGGGTATCTATGAATGTGCCAGAGTATTTGGTAATACCATTACTCTTTCTACTGGTAAGGTAATCCCAACTCGATGGGTGGGAGAACAGCACGTTCAAGAAGATTGTGGATTTATTCCATCTATCCAAGATTGGTTTATAAATATCGCTCCACAACCTTGGATGAATAAACCTCAGAGGCTTTCTAAGGAACTGGAAAAAGAAGCCGTTGCGTGACTGCCAAAATGGCAGATCACCTACCGGGCCTGCCAAAATGGCAGACGCCCCAGCAACTCCCATGCCAAAAGTAGTGACTCGAAAACTTTATTTTTCCGCAAACCAGACCCTTGACACCCCCGAATGCTCTGGTATAATCCATGAAACGGAACGATAACCCACAAGAAGAGGAAACGAAGATGAGTGCTGCTGTTGAAACGATGATGTTCGCTGGTGAAACCCCTTGGCATGGTCTTGGCAATAAGGTCGATGACAAGATTACTATTGCTGACGCTATTGATGCGTCGGGATTGAATTGGGAAGTTGGTCTGAAGGCTATTCAGACTGTTGACGGCGAAGCTCTGCCGGAAAAGGCTACCTATCGCGTGAGCGATGGGCGTATTTTCTCTGTAGTCGGCCCACGTTATGTGCCACTTCAGAATAAAGACGCTTTCGATTGGTTCCAGCCGTTTCTGGATGCTGGCGAGTGCAATCTGCATACCGCCGGATCGCTCCATAACGGCGAAAAGGTTTGGGTTCTTGCCCAACTGAACCGCGATTGCTCCGAAATTGTTGGCGATGATACTGTCTGCAAGTTCATCCTGCTTTCCAATAGTCACAATGGTACGACCGCTATTCGCGTGGGATATACTCCCATCCGAGTTGTGTGTGCGAACACTATGGCTATGGCTCATAGCAAGGATTCTGGCTCTCAGCTTATTCGCATCCGACATACTCGTTCGCAGAAAGTCAATCTGGAAAAGGTACGTGACATTATGGATAATATCAATGTCCAGTTTGAAGCGACCGCTGAACAGTATCGCTTTCTTGCGTCCAAGAATTTCAGTGCAAGAGACATCGATGCTTATGTCAAGGTGGTTTTGGGTGTTGAGAAAACTCCTATCGAGGACATCTCGACTCGTACCAAGAATATCATCGCTGATATTATGACCCGGATCGAAGGTCCGCGTCAGTCGCTCCCCGGTGTCAAGGGAACTTGGTGGGCGGCATATAATGGTGTCAATGAATACCTGAACTATGCCAAGGGTCGCAACGCCGACAACCGGATCGACTCGCTCTGGTTCGGTCAAGGTGCGAACGATAATTCGGACGCCTTTACTTCGGCTCTGGAGTTTGCGAACGCTCTCTAGGATCGAATAAAATCGCCTGGTTTAAATTGGGGGCTGCTGGCATAGGCTGGCGGCCCCCTTTTCATTCCTGGGTGCCAAAATGGCAGCTTGGCGACTGCCAAAATGGCAGGCCGGGGACGCCTCCTGCCAAAATGGCATAATGTTATCTATATGAGACACTAACCATACTTAACGTCTCACATAGCATACATTACAGTTTTGTCCAGCCCAATCTTTCAGATTCGGCAGATATGGCACAGTCAGCCAGTTGAAGACTCTTAGAGGATTTGAGTCTGTATGCCAAAATGGCAGCTTTTGTACCGCGTCTGCCAAAATGGCAACCCCCTGCCAAAATGACATATTGCCTACTAATCAATCACTAGTTTCGACCCCTTCCAAATTGCGACTAATGATTCGATGTAACCCCTTGATAATGCTAGACTTGTGGCGGGTGGGCGTCTGTGGTATAATAGTAGGCAGAGGTGCTATAATATGAGGATTAGAAAAAATAATTGTAGAATATCTATTATAAAATCCTCTAATTCTAAAACTGTACGAAAAGTAAGGTTAGGCTGACCCCTTGACTTTTTGGTTTTGTGTGGTATAGTGAATAGTCTGGGATAGTCTGCGTCCCCTTGGGACTCTTTGGTTATGCAGAAAGAAAATAGTATTGTTTTGGGCGAAAAACCAGAAAACCAACCCTCTACGGAGAAAAAAATGAAATTCACCATAATGAATGAAATGGGACCAGTTCTCCAGTGTGATTCTTATGAGGAGTGTGATGGGGCTATTGAGTTTTTTTGTGGTGGTCATTTTATATGGGAAGGAACTATGGAAGAGTGTCAGATAAAATTTGATAAACTAATGGAGAAAATAAATGATAACTGATATATCGCTTATTTTTGGTGTTTGTGTAGCTTGGCTTTGGTTAATTACTATTTAGGAGAAATATAATGTATACCTTTGTTGTAGTAAGAGACAATTCTGTGGAAGACTGTAAGTCATTTATTGATTATTGGGCGGCTGAAGATTATGCTAATGATTTTATACAAAAAATAGATCACGAAATTGGCCCCATAGACTTTCGTAAGGGAGTCTTTTATCAACAAAGGGGGTTGAGTGTTGGAGTTTATCATTCTCCTGTGTATAATAATACATTAAAATCTTTTTGTGAGTATTCTCTATAATTTTTGAAAGGGACATAATGCAAACTGTAATCGCCCAATATCAATTCGACACTATTCATTATGAGGTAATTGCCCTTCACGAAGGAGCATTAGACCCGTACTCGCTTGATAATGTAACTAATTTTCTGTTAAAAAGAAATGGTGAAGTAGTATTGAGGGACTGCGATCTTTATTTTGGACAGCTAACTGTGCCTACTTATAGAGAAGTTGTCCAGTTTGAAAGGAATGAGGGGCAGTTTCATCAAACCTCCAAGAAGAATGACCTAACCTAAGTCTAGTAATGCCAACGACTTGCGACTAGCAGGCGTCTGTGGTACAATGGTGGCTTCTGGCCCTGTTACATTACTTGACAAAGGAGGCGTCTATGGTATACTTGATTTTTGGTCTATGTGTGATTTGTGGATATTGTCAATGTTGCGTAGGAAAGTAAGGGAGTTGTGACTTGAAAAAAATCTGTGTAGTTACGCTCAATATCGAATTTGATGACACTTATACTAATCCAAAAGATTGGCAGTGGGATTCTATTATTAATGATTCTATTGAACATATGTCTAGAATAGAATACGATAGATACTATTGTCATACCCAATTAGTGAATTGTCAATATTTCGATACTAATAAGCCCACTATTGACAATCCTTAGTAGGGTGGTAGAATAGGATTCGTACAGTACACACGGAGCAAAAAATGTTGATAAACGCAGAAAATCGTGATAAGATTCAAGATGAATATATCCAACAGATGATTGATGGTATGGATATAGATACTCTAGCTTCATTAGCTTATGATTATTTAAGTAAAGATAAAGATGAATATACGCACAAACAACTTGAAACAGAGATTTTAGAGTATTATCCAGAAATACTTGGAGTAGAAGAAGATGATGAATGAACTTCTTGAAGAGTTTATGGATCAAGAAAAGATTCATAATTTTGAGGGCGATAGCGGCCTTAAAAACTTGGAAAGAATCATTGAAGCTCTCGGCTATAAGCCTCATGGGTTTCGTTTTGGAAGTCTGGTCGAAGTATTTCTGTCAGACAACTCGGCGGCGTGTGATGCCCTTATTGATTTTATACGCGATTCTAATGTTAGAGATTGGGCGGAATCATTAGAGAGTAATCTTTATGAAAAGGAAGAAGATGATGAGTAAAAGTATTAGAGAAATTAGTGAACAGATTCAGGAAGACTTAATTGTTTTACTTGAGTCACAATTTGGTGAAGTAGAATATCTTGAAGATGTAAAAGATATGGCTTGTCAAATTGTTGTTGATCATATGAAAGAATTTGAAGAAAATCACGGAATTTATAGGTTAAGATAATGCGATATATGGCCGAGGTTTATGTTCTATTCCACAACAACACATGGGAGTTTCACCATATTGAAATTCCTAAGTGGATGTTTGAATCTCTAGACGCAGAAATGGTAGACACAGAATTGTTTGACCAAATTTATAAAGAGAATATCTGTTCTCTTAAAGTTCGCCGCAAGTATATAGTATAAGGAGCTAAAATGTTGATTAGTGCTGTTGATTTGGTTTCAAAGATGAAAGACCCAAAAGTTCTTATTGTAACAAAAGGCGGTGGGCGAAAAATTTATGACTCGCCCTCAGAAGGATGTCAGAATCCTAATTTGATTATGGTTATTGATGGTGGTTCTGTTGTTTATATTCCCATTAAGACTATCGAAAAGATGGAAATATTTGACAGCGCCAGACAATAATGGGCGTGTCTGAGCCAATCCTTCGGATTCGGAATGTTGGCGGTAGTCAGCCAAAATATGATAGTCAGCGAGATTTGAGGATCACTTGATTAGTCGCCCAAATAATTCTTGGCTAGTTTATCAAGTACTTCCTTATCTTCCTGCATAACTTTTCTAGCAACTTCTATTTGGTCCCCTTCTACTCTGGGAACCGCATGCCAGACTTCTCTACTATTATTCTTATCGTCAACTTCTATTGTAGAATATTGAAGAATATTTTGTAACCAACGAAGTTGCATAATTTGTTTCTCCCTATCCTTCGGATTTGCCCCAGTTGCTCGTAGTCAGCGAGTTATTGAGGACTCTTATAGGAATCCTATCTTTTTCTTATCTTTAACTTCAGGATTAATCTCCAGAGATTCTAACCACTGAGTTTTCTTTTCGCCCTTATCAAAATAACTAACTTCATACAAGACATAATTGTTATGTCTGATTTGAATACCAATAATAGTACCTTCCATTGTTGACATAAGAACTTGAGTGCCTATTGGATAAACTTCTAATTCGTCATGATTTTTCTTCATAAAAATTCCTATAGTCAGATGTTCCAGCCGATCCTTCGGATTTGCTTTAGTTGCTCATAGTCAGCCAAATGTTTAGGACTCTTAGCTGTCATCCTATTATATCTAAAAAATCCGGCCTGTCAAGGGGTTGGTTACGCAGAAAAGAGTTCTATGGGCGATTTTCAATAGAAATAATAGCTAACCATACAATCCATTTCACTAAGGAAACCCAGAATCCTATGTTTGCTATGATTGCTCCTAGTATGAAAGAGGCGATCATTAAGTCTTCTGATAATTTTTTGAAGATTAAAAGATATATAATGGGCCACACACATAAAAATAATCCGCCCAAAAACAACCACTCTGAATATTGTATTAGTGTCATACTATAGTTTTCTCAGTTTTTGGCAGTTTGGGAAATTCATCTTTTCGTCCAATCCATTTTTGGGTGAAATATATATTTTCAAATGATTTGGCGGGTAGTCCATAGAATTCAAAAATATGATAAAATAGATCTAGTTCATCATCCCAATAAGTATCGGGTGGAATACCTTCTATCATATTAATGTTTTTTCTGTTATTTGTAGGGGAGGAAATTCTTCTTTTCGCCCAATCCATTTCTTATGAAAGTCTGTATATTTTGGGTAAGGATAAAATGCTGGCTTTCCTATGGAATGAATAAATTTCCAGCAAAAAATGTCTCTATCTGCGCAATAATAGACACTTATAGGAATCGCTTCTTTCATGACAATGTTTTTAAAGTAATCTTAACTTCATTATTTGGAATAATTTTAACATCAGGAATAACAAAATATACTGAATATAGTAGTATAGCTTCTTGAGCTTTTTCTTGTGTTGGAAATGAGCGATCTAGAAAAACGGAATTGCTATCTTTATTAACAACCGCCCATTCTTGTTCCATCCACCCATTGTACCATAAGAAAAACGTGTGTCAAGGGCGATTTTTGATATTTTCTTGCATCTTTTTACAGTCTTCAATAACATTACTATTATAGGATTTATAATTCATTAGATGGCCAAATAACAAATGACATTTTTGAGCACACAAAGTTATTAGATTTGCTGGATCTAGTTCTAAGTCTGGCCTTAAATGAAAAGGAATTATATGATGTACTTCTAAATTATCTTTAGTCAAACAAGCTTGGCACAAATTTTCTTTTTTAAGATGTTGCTTACGAACCCCATCCCATTGAGGGTCGCGTCCGCCAAAAAGTTCTTCTGACGATTTTTTGGTAAGTCCCCAATTAAATCCAAATAGTTTCATGTATTTTTTGTTTCATCTAGTAGTTGTTCAACATTAGCAATGTTCTGCTTAATACAATTACATTTACTTTCTGTATCTTCTAATGGATTATTATTCTTAATTAAGGCACATTCATTATTTAAAACATTAGCTACACACTCAGACAACTTATGAATCTGAGAAATGTTATGTTCTATTTCTAGAATATGTTTTTTAATTTTTTCATCCATTTTAGCCTGTTGGTTCCGGAGTCATTACTAGTTCGGCATTAAAATCAAGATTGAAGATGTTAGTATAAGTATGACGAATAGTAGCAGGAGTTGGAAAAGTTTTAGCGAGTCTGATTGTCATTTCGTCAGGCTTATCTGCCGTTGCTAAACCAGAATATCCATTATACATTCCTTGATTAAAAGCATAAGCTAATTGGCGTATATCTCCAGAAGTAGAAGTATCAAAAGCTTCTAAGTCTGACCAAGGAATAAAGACACCTGTTACTCCTCCTACAACTTCTCCTACATTAATATTTGGAAAATAACCAGATGGTGCAGAGTTGAAGGCCATAAGGGGGTGCTCCTAATTGGTAGATATTGATTCACTAATATAGTACACCAAAAAGACGGGTGGGCGTGTTCCTCCTAAACTAATAAGTTCGGAACATGCGCGATAGTCAGCGAGTTTGACAACCCATTGGGTTTATGGTAGAATGGATGGATATGTTTATAAGAGTTCAATTTAGAGATTTTGAAATAACTTCTGGTAGACCTCCTATTGACTCTATTAATGATTTTAGAACTTTATACTGGGCAACTATTTATTTTTATGGAACTCCTTCTACTTATTTTTACAAGCACTTATCTAAGGAAGGGTCACTAGATACCGCATTTAATGCAGAGATACATAGGTTCTATTCTCTGGAAGAAGTAGAGTCAGCTCTTTCTCTTTATTATAATTCGCCCATCAAATTAGATATTCCTAGAACCCACAAAGAATTAGTATGAACATATTACGATATAAAGACTTTTGGGTGGGAGTATCAATATTCAATTTAGGAAAAACAAATAGTGTCACATTATACTGGGCGACAACAAATCAATCTAACACTTATCTAGATGAGGAAGGAAAACTTATAATAGGTATTAGAACATATTTTCCTTCTATTGAAGCAGTAGAAGAGACTTTGGCTAAATATTATGGATCGCCCACCCATATACAAAGAACCAAAAAGGAGTTAATATGATTGGGAGATATAAAGATTTTGAGATATACACAGGCCCATATAATTCTGAGGGAGAGACCACTAATGAATATTATTTTTGTTGGTGTGAAATGGGTTATTTAAGTAAAGCGGGAGAAGTAACTAATCCTAGAATTATTATTGATGCAGCGACACATACCTTTCATGAATTTTTTGAAATAGAAGCGGCCCTCTCTTTATTTTATAAGAGTAATGTGGTGCTAGATATACCTATTACTAAAAAAGAAATTTATGTTTGACGGAACTACTATGTATTTTCGGGAATTTTATATTTCCGTATATCCATATATTTTTGGTACAAACGGAAAACTTATCCATACAGAAAAAGAATTTAAGTATGTTTTTTGTACAACTACAGAAGACTCGCTCTTTTATTTAAGACCAAGTGGCAAGCTCAAATTAGCAATAAATTCTAATAATGCTGATGGGAAATTTATAGACCCAGACGTAGGATTATTTGAAGATTTGGCGACTCTAAAAAAAGCTCTTAGGATTTTCTATAACCTATCCCAAGATTCGCCCGTTCACCTGGGCGTCACTGAGAAGAAACTTATTACATAACATGAGTTTCCTAAATTCTTCTCTATACTAGATTCTATTAGTTTCTATTCTTACTCTTCCTAAGTTCCGTTTGGCTTCTGATTTCCTTACTATTCAGGAAATCTTCAGCCTGCACTACTCTTCATCTCCCAATTACCTTTTCGCCCCATTCTTCTCAAAACCTTTTCTTCACACGATGATTTCTCTTAGAGCTAGCGTTCTAGAATACTCCCTTCCAAAATTAGGAAGAAAGTATTAAGATCAAGCGACTTCTCTTGAGAGTGAGCGACTGAGCTTTACTGATGGTCTTTTACACAGATGACCAACTAATCCCTATCTGTTCTGCTGACATTTTCTATGTTTGTAACCAGGGCAGTAGACAACATCGTTACAAATCATTGCGGGTTTTCACCGCCAACAGACCAATTACTAAAGTGACAAATTGTTCGCCAAAAAGAGGCTGGATGGATTTGTTGATGGCAGATCGCGGCCCATCTTTAGGTTCATCTTAGACCTTGTGGCAGTCAGAGCCTATAAATCATTATAAGAGAGGCCCAGTTTTTGGCAAGTGTCATTTTTCAAAAAACTCATTTTTCCCGAGAGTTAATACACTTTTTCACTGAGGAATATACCATACACTTCGCACTTACTTTCGGGGAATTTGAACGATTATTTTTTGATGAAAATTTCGTCTAATTTCGCCCAAGAACCTTTGAATCTTTGTGACTTTTGATTCAAAAAGCATCAAAATTGCCGAGAAATTGTATGTTTTTAATTAGAAATGTATGAAAATGCCGTGATTTTCCCTATTAAAATTCCTATCTGCATCAAAAACATGCATTTTTGCCGTGAAAACAATGTTTTTCAAATCAATATTGACAGATTTTTTTTAGTATATTTTGCCGAGGAGGAAATAGAGGGTTTTCTTACTTATAATAAATGACATTTCTTCTAACTTTAAAAGGTTATCTTGGTATAGGTATACTAGGTATGTTTATGGTGGGTATTATACTATATTTATGTTGTTTTTGTCTTGTTTTGAAATAATTAATGGAAGGAAATACTCCCTCTTGACAGACCAAAAATTGGTCATACAATAGCCCTAATAGGCCCATACTCTCGATCTAAGACCAATATATAAATTATGGTGAATTCCCCACAAGAAACCCAATTAGACCTATTTGGCATGGAATAGAACCCACAAAAGGACTAATTACTTACCTAATTTAGACAAAATAGGAATTGAGCAGGAAAAGCGAGTATTATGGGCGAAAATCAAAAGTTCCAAATAGGACAGAAAGTTAAAATTAACTCGCCACATTTTTTGATAGAATACGTTATAGGGGAAGATCATGGTGATGGTACATATCATATAGTTCAGAATGTATATGATTCGTTTTTCTTTTATAGTAAGATTTCTGGTGATGATCTTGTGTTACTTTATGATGGAAAAATAACAAATAAAATTATAGAAGAAGATAATCTGTATTGATGATCTGATAAAAGAATTTGGGCAAATTAAATGACACAACTTAATCCTGCCGCCAAACAAACACTTAGGGTACAAGAAAGATTAAGAAAAATTAAAAGGTCGATAGACAACCAAATAGAACAAGTACCAAATATAAAGGGAATAATTAGGAAATGTTTAAAGATAAACCTTAATGAGAGTTTTTATCTTTGTTATTGTGATCTAATGTTGGATTTCTATGAGTATTGCAAAATGCCACACTATTATGCAGAAAACTTTTTAGATATTCTTGAAGAGAAATTGGGCGAACTGGAAAGAAAGTTGGGCGAAAATGACACAAACTAATTTTCAAATCGGACAAAAAGTTCATTTGAAGCATACTAGCTATGACGTAATTTATGAGATAGAAAAGAAATATTATGGGATTAATGTATATAAAATAATCGATGAAAGATATAAGTGGATTGATATGGTTCCCGGCGATGGACTTGAATTACTTAATGACGGCAAAATAACAAATAAAGAAATAAAATGATTTTAATATTTTTCAGAGATTTCGATATTATGTCTGCTGTTGTATCGAATCTTGATGACTATTCTTATAAAGACACACATAAATATGGATATACTTGTATGATGGGTGTTTATTATTTGGAAAAAACCGGAAATCTTTGTACTCAATTTCATAAAGAACTAGCTTTTTATGAATCTATCGAAGAAATAGAGGAGGCTTTGAGTCTATATTATTGTGAGCAAATATTTATTCCCAGAATTAAAAAAGAGATTATATAATGATCAAAAACTATTTAGAAAAACGCAAAAATGATCGAGAGCAAATCTATAAGTTTTATTTGTCTCATAAAGAAGGAGTAGATAATTTAGAATATGGAAGAATATTGAGATTTTACGATATAGAATTTTATAGATTTGTTGATTGGACTTATTGTGCTTTATTTGATGGAATAACTGGTTTTATCATTACTGATTGTCGTCTAACTGATCTAATTGAAGAATTTGGGAGCTAATCTAAATGACACAACAAAAACGAATCGAATCAATCTCTGAAAGAATTAGGCGGCTCCATATAGATATTCAAGTTTTGAATTGGCCTAGACTAAATCTTCCACAAAAATCAACAGGGGTAATATCTAAGTACTTAAGACAAAAATTATACGACAATAATAAAGATAAAATTCACCGAACTGCTATAGCACTTGACCTATTTACCCAATATAAGTTCAGGAAAATGAAGGCTGACAGACATATTTCATCTATTATAGTAAATAATACTATTAAACGGATAGAATTTATTCTTTTTGGTTCTTTTTATGTGTGTCTTGATATGGAGTTAGATGATAGTCGAAAATATGTAGATGTTTCATATACTTGGTTTAGAAAATCGCCCAGACTCAAATTCAAGAAAAATATCTTAGACATTATTGAAGAAGAATTGGCCGAAATTGAACAGTCGCTTGCTTGACACTTCTACTCTTTGTGGTATACTTGGTCTTGTAACGAACATTACTTGGAGCATATATTGAGGTGATACGATACAGAGACAATATGACCGATGAAGAAATGGCTCAATTAATGAGTGAATGTGAAGCATGGGATAAGTGCTATGCAGATTGTGCCGAAGCAGAAGCAAATGCTCAAGTCCAATCAGAAGAATCAGAGGAGTCTTTTGATTCTGCCCAAATGGGATGGATTGATAAAAGAGGGAGGCCATAATGGATTACACAGTTAGTTTGACTCACAAAGACCTTGAGTTAATTATCAAAGCATTAGCAAGAGAACGAATGTATATGGGCGACCTAATTAATAGTTATATTGCTACTAAAGAGGATTTTGGGGGCGATTTTGACTATATTCAAGAATTGAGTGAATATCTTGAAGAAAGGACTGAATATGTCTCATAATAATGATCCTTATGTAGTATATGATAATAATGGTATTGAACTTTATTCTGGACCCGATATAGAAGAAGCCAAAAAGATTGCCCGAGATTCTGATTGGCCTTGGGTTTACCATAATGGAGGTCGAAGAAAAGTTCATTGGGGAAGTGATGAAGGAAATATAACACTAGGAAAAGAGGTTGTCATTCTGTGAAAACTATTTCTGAAAAACTCTATAATCGTAGCGGTCAAAGATGGGACTATTCTTTGATAGTAGACGATATTGGTACAAAGCTCAAGATTGAAATTAGTAGAGGATATACTGATGACAATAGTGGATTGAGTGGATATATTTTTAACACAAACACTCAGAACTGGAATCAGTTAGTTTTTAGTCCAATGGAAAAAGATAAGAATACATTTACTGTATTTTATCAAGAAAGTAGTTATGGTACAAAACCAGCAATAGAACTATTTAGAAAAGACGCCGAAGCTATTATAGACGAACTTAAACAAATAGTATATTGAGACAGCTTGACAAACCGAACAACTTTGGTACTATGCTTGTATTGGAATAGGAATCTACAGGAAAAAAGATTATGAAGAAACACATGAGATACTTTGTACTATGCTTGATTCTTTTTGTTGGAGCTGGATGTACCGACGCTTATCGTTCTCAGTTTGATGCTTATGGAGCGAAACATCGTGTGGAGTTTTGGTCGGGAGGTCAAAAGGTTCACGAATGGATTTCTACTGGTAAAGTTTTGAGTGAGAGAGAAAGTGATGGATACTTTTTCATGGATTCTGAGACTAAGAAATTGGTTCGTATTACTGGTGATCTAGTTATTACACCTATTGAATAAAATGAGAAAAGCTTTTACTCTTGTCGAACTCTTAGTAGTTATAGCGATTATTGGAACATTAGCCGCTCTATTGATTCCAGCTATTAATCAAGCACGGGAAGGGGTTAAAGCCAAACAATCTAATCCTACACAAGTTGAAAACGAGCAATATGTTCACGGATATACTATCAAGGTAATAAATTATGAAAACCATAAATGGATAGCTTATAGAGAATCTTTAACTCACCATCCAGATTGTCCGTGCCTAACCAGAAAGGTCGAACAAGAATGATACCGTTTTTAATTTGGTATACTATTGGTTTTATTTTGCTTGTACTTTTTCAGACACAGATGCAAAGTAAAATAACAATACAGGGTATTATAATTGGGCTTCTTTGTGGTCTTGTTCTCGGTCCTCTTTTATTGATACCTATGTTTATCTTTTTTGTCGGAGATTCAAAAGAAGTTATTTTGTGGGAAAGAAAAGACCTTAGTTGACAAATGCTACACCTATAGTACAATACCATCCATAGGCAAGACAAGAACAACACAATAAAGGAGAAGTGTCTGATGCAAGTCACAACTAAACAACTCGCCCAAAAGCTCAAGATGGATTACCTACTGGTTTCCAATCTGCTAAAGCTGGCTCTCCATATGGGTCTGGTAACAGAAGTAGGAAAAGTTAAGACTTCTCTTACGGGCAAGGGAAAGCCCGCCACTGTTTTTGAGGTTCCAGATAGTCTGACATTCAATCTTTGCTCTACGGAAAATGTCGAATGAAAAACGACATAGAACCTGTTGACACTAGCGAAGTTATCTTTACTATTAGTGCTGCTATTGGATTTATATTCGGGTGGTTTTTTGTTGGACCTTGGATTTTTGGATAAAAGATGAAAATAAATCTTAGAAATAGACATGATGCTATAGATAATCTAGTCAATAGGCTCTATGTTTCTGGTTTTGAGGAACTACAGAACATAATTGATTCTATGGATATAGAAGAGATAAGAGATATGGTTTCTAGTTATGTTTATGAAGATTTGGAAGATACATCTAACGAAAACCTATCCGATAAAATTGACCAATATACAGACCTACTAAATAGTTAAAAATAAGGAATATAAATATGTTTGAAGAACTAAAAGAAAAATATCTTGACACAGTGATGGATTGGATTGGAGATAAAAAATATAGAAGTGCTAGGTATGATTTGATCCGCCAACACATCAAAGCCTCGCTTGACCAGATGACTTGGCGAGAATTTATCGAAGATATTAAGTGTAACGGTATGCTTAATATTCTGTCCTCTTCTGATATTATCAGACTTTATCAAGACCAAAAAGATTCAAACAGAACCTATGCAGAAACATGGTATTCTATTGGTTTGCCTTATGAGTCTATAGATGATCCCGAATTTGTTATCTATAAGGTTGCTGATAGATTTTTCAGACTTGAATTTTCTAATATTTGTGAAGTTAAACCTATTACTAAAACCATTACCACTTGGGAGTCTGTATAATGTCAAGTCAGTTGCCGAATCTATGGATCGTTACCGAAGCAGTTGGTTATAATCCTATAACTACTAATTCTTTTGTGTGTGAGTCAGAAGATTCAGCTATTGAATTGTTTTGTAAATTGGTTTCTGAATATGGAGTTGAACCATACGAAGAAATGATTGACCAACATGAATTTGTTGCAGAGGATTATTGTGTGTTTTTCAATCCTGCTACATTCTATAAGAATGGTGAAGTAACATATAGCTGTAGTTGACAGTCCAGTATAGTCTGGTATACTAGAGACATAACACCGACTGAAACGAAAGGATTTTAAGTGATAGTCTCTAACACAACTTGTCTCACTCAGCCAATTATTGACACAAAGAAAGCCGACGCATTTTTCAAAGCCTTTCCAATGGAAAAGGTAAAAGATTATGTCCAATATTGGGAGTCGGTTCGTCCAACTTCCAATGACGATATTTTTCGACGGTATCTTTTTAGTTTCGCTAGCGTACATACTTCATGGCAAGGAAATGTGCGTGGATATATGGCTATGCGCGATTTTAACGAATGGATTGATGACAAGGAACTTCTGAGGGAAAAGCTCAAAAATTCTGGAGTGGGACTTCATAATAACCGCACCGAATATATCTGGGATTTTAGTCAGAAGTTTTGGGCGAATCCCAAAGATTTCTATTTTACCACAAAAAGATATCATGTAAAAAAGCGTGATGCTATTGTTAGTAAGATTAAGGGAATTGCTCAAGCTAAAGTTAGTTTTAGTCTTGAAATGATTCATCCAAATGAGTGTCGAGTTCTTTGTTCAGATGTTCATATCTTAAGATTGTATGGAGCGGAAGATTTGAAGTATAAAACTGGCACAGGATTGCAACTTTACAAAAAACTAGAACGGCATTGGCAAGTAAATTGTGGGCGACTAAAGGTTCCGTCCTATATAGCAAGGTCGATCTATTGGGATGGTATTCAAGACAAACCCGATAGTCGTTATTGGTCATACGTATTTGAGGAGGCAATTTAATGACAGCACCTTTACCAAAACTAAACGAAGCGGAACAAAAAATTGTGGATCAAATTCAAGGGTTGCCACAAGAAAGTTTTATGGCTATTATGTCGCATATGAACTTAATTTCTTGGGAATACGATCTTGAAGATGAAGAAGTATCTATTCCAACAAGAGAAACAGAACCTCTTTTTCTCAAACAAGGTAGACATAAAGCTATGTATTATGCTCGTATGGAATTACTACACGCCGAACTAGCCAAAGAAGAGGCTATGAAGAAGGTACGAGAAATTTATGCTAATTGGGATAAAATGGAGAAAGATTCACCTATTAGTTGGAATCGTGGTAAATTACGAGGAGATATTTTAAATGACAAATGAACCAAACTGGAAAAAGGGAGATATAATTGCTTCTTTGCATGATTATACTGGTAATGTTGTATGTATTTCTGAGGCAGAACATGATCCCGTTTATGCAGAGGGTTGGTTTGGATCAAAAGATTGGTACTATGGATTACGACCATGCAAATATATCCGTTTAGCAACTCAAGAAGATTTGGATAATAGAATAAAATGGCAAAGAAAAAGAACAGATATAGAACAAAAACATTTAGATAAATTACTTGATTTTCGTGAGCGTTTGACAAACCAATAAGGTGTGGTACGATAGAGGGAACAACGGAGACAACTATGAAGCTGTTAGATCAATACTTTGAAATTCAACAAAAAATTTACGAGTATTTTGGATATGTAGAAGATTGGGTAGTTATTCCTTTGGATGATTGCCGCGAAATGTATTGGAGATTGGACGGAGAGGGTCGAGGAGGAGAATTACATTACGCTAAAACCAAAGAAGAATTAGTAAACGAAACAGGCGATTACTATAGTGATAGCATTTATACACAACGATTCCTACCAAAATGGGTTTATAGAGGAGAAGATTTTACTATGGTTTGTTGTGATCCTCATACTGATGGTAATAAATTTCTGAGAATATTGAACAATACAAAAGAAGTTGTTGTAGAAAACTGAATCGTTCAAGAAACACAGGAGAAAATAATGGCTCAGATTTATTCGCCGCCGCAAGAACTAAGAGAAACGCCCGACCTTTTTCCAATCGAAAATTGGAAGCAACGTGAAGAAGCATGGCTTGATAAGATGCGAGAATGGTGTCTCGCAAATGGTTCTGGCGATCTTTGCGGAGAAATAGTCCGCGAGGGAGTGGCAGATGGATACGCTCAATATATGGTATTTAAGTCTAAGCCTTTAACTTTGATTCATCTTCCCCTTGGTGATGCGTGGCATTTTCAGTGGGCTAATAAGTGGAATCTAAAAGATATTAAGGGGATGGTTGAGCGAAACAGAAATCGTAAGAGACTTTTTGGAGGTGCTTTGTGAGCAAAGAGGAACGTAAACCGGGATATTATTGGGCGAGATTCAGGGGAGATAAAACTAATGTAATTATTAGATTTGATGGTACTTGGTATTTTCATTGCGGTGTTGGATTTTATCTTTCAGAAATTGATTGGATTGATTCAAACCCAATTCCAGAACCTAAGCCTAAATTGATTCCTGGGAAGTATTATGTCGTAGAATTTCGAGCCAGTAAAGCAAAAGATATCATACAATGTCAAAATGACAATATGTTTATTGCACCAGGATCACATCAAAGATATAGTTTTGAAATCGTTGATGTTTTAAGCGAAGGATTTTCTCCAGAACAAGTAATAGAGAAACTAAAATAGGAGCAGCAGGCCGTCGCCGTTTGAGAGATACTTTAGAAAAGTATCGCAAAAAAGGCCATCGCCAATTGAGATATGATACTTTGTAAAATTACTCACGCAACCGCAACTAAACAAGAAACAACTGATTGGGTAGTCGGCCCAAGTCTAAATGCTATAGCTGATTACTATACGAATGAGTTGGATTGGAGAATCAAACAGATAGAGATTCTGGCCGATAATGACGATTACGATTTTGGGAGCGATAGAAACTTAATTATTGTGGAAGGCAATAATAATGACTAAAACTAGAAAGCCTGGATATTATTGGGCAAAAAGACATTCGTGTGCTGGATCAGAGATAATTCTGGTTAGAGATATGATGCCTGGAGAACCAGGAAAACACGTACAAATATACAGACATAATGAAATCTTTCCTTATAGTTTTGATGACTTTGTATGGATTTCTAAAGGCCCGCTAACTTTAGTTTCAGGGAAAAAAGAAGGTGTCTGATGAAAACTTTTAATCAATTTGTCTCGGGATTTTTTCTAAATGATTTTCTAGGAATCTGCAAAAAAGAGCGAGTCAAAGTAGATCAGTGCGGTATTGATCCAGAAGATTTGTCTTATTTATTGGGTTTGAATTATATTGGGGTTATCAATAAAGATCAAACCAAACAGATTATATCTAACAGAATCAAGAGAAAGAAAATGTATGACTATCAAAGAGCTTCTCCATAAAATTCATCAAACTAGAAATTCTCTTGTTGGTGGTGATTATTCTAAGCTTGGAATGATTAAAAAACATTTCGAGACAATAAAAAGAAGAAGTGTATTTGATAAACTAAATGAGTTTAAATCCGTATTAACTCTTTTTGATATGTATGGAGAAGAAAATCTTAATAGATATTGTACTACTATATCTCAATATTGTTCTTATGAAGAATGTGGCGTAACTACAGAACTTAGTTTCGTAATATATAATTACGATACATACGAAACATTTAATATGATTATATCAGATAAATATATTGACATAGGACATTATTGCAATCAATTTGGTCAATCGTTACTTCCAGATATGTACTTTAAGCCAAATGTATTAGACCTTATCGAGAAAGAACTAGATAAAATGATATGATAGCAATATACGATAAGATCACCGAACTTAAATATCTAAT